ATCAACCTGCGAATTGTTCTGGAGTCCATTCGCATGGATGCCATGATATGTGCAAGGCTTTCGCCTGCCTCGTACCGCTGCCTAACGTTGCTCGTGTCTCTTGGTCCACCGCGAGCAAGCATATTGGCTTCTCCTCGAGTACGGAGCGGGATGCCTCTTTTAGAAAGAGCGTTCTTGAGGGTGTAGAAGTCGATGCCCATCGATTTGCGAATGGGGTCGAGCAATTCACCGGAAATATAGCGGAAGACCGCGTTGTCGAGATTCACCAAATTGATTTTACGGGCCATGTTTATAACCTCCAAACTAAGGCAGGATGGTACACCTCCAATAGTATTATAACACACAATTGTTCTATGTTACCAAATACAAAAACATGGGAAGAGATTGGGTTTCCCGGAATAAAAGAATTCAGAAATGAAATTGAAGATGGTGTAACCGCATTCGGAAAGCTTACAGAACATCAACAGTTAGCAATTTTAGGACCATCAAAGTTTATTGCTTTTCGGAATGGTGCAATCAAACTTCCGGATCTGGTTGGTAGGAAACGATCTGCAAAATGGGGAACGATGCGGTATGAGAAGAGCTTGAGCGATTTGGGGTTGGATGGAAATGCATTGTTGAAAAAGTATAGGAACGATTTTCAAGTAAATAATCCAGATGCGAAAATAAATTTCAAATTTAAGAATACAGTTGCACTTGGCATATCAATTGACCTTAAAGAATACTTCCAATCATCAACGCCAGGAAGAGACAATTTACTGGCCAGAAACACTAATTTTGTTAGACAATCATATTCTCACATTGCCAGGCAGCATAAAGGTGACATACAATGGATTGAAAACAACTCATCCGAACTAATAAGAGCGATAACAAATCCTGAGTTTATAGAAAGTTTACCAAGACTTCAAGAACATGGAAATTATACAATAGCTCATGGAATAAGAATTTCGGATCAATTGAAACCGTATTTGGTAGTAGTGGTCAGCTTTCCCCATTCTCAAGCAAATAATACTGTTGTTACTTGTTTTCGCACCGAAGAAAGACTTTTTTTTACTAATGGTTTATTAAAACAAAGGTGGATTACTACAAAAAAATAGCCAGCTTGTGCTGGCTAATCGACCCGTACACCGTCGCAAACCGGCGTCTCCAATATTTCAGGTATGAGAAGCGCTTTCCTCACCTCAGGTCGTTTATATAGTAGCATATTCCAGGTTGGATTGCAAACAAGTCGTTGAAAAGATTTATTTGGAAGAAATAAAAAGAGCCATTTGAGACCGCCCACCATCTCAACCTTCCCTACTGGGTGTGCTTATGGGCAGAATACACCAATGACTCTTTTCAATAATAGCACTTTTACTAAAGATAAGCAACTTTTCAATCTTGGAAAAATGGAGTATATTGAAACAGGCGGATCAGGCGAAAATATTGATTCATTGCCCAGCTTACTTGATCGTTTGCGAGGTTTGAAATGATTAATGCGGACGAATCAAAATATACTTTCAACAACTTCTTTCCTGAAACAAATCAAATCGTTCTCAGTAAAGTTTTTATGGCAACTTTAGATGGCGGCAAGCACCGTTTTCCGAAACAGGTCTGGATGTATGCTGCTGTAATAGACAAAAAATTGATTCCAATTATCAACGCTATTCCGAAGGGCTCCTCTGTGATTGCTAAATTCCCGATCAAAGACAGAGTTGTGGAAAAAGTGCTGATTGGTATTCGCCCAGAGAAATAAATTTTACAGCAACTATTAATGATTATCTTTTTTACCTAGTTGTAAATAATTATTTGTTCTGCTAAAATGAATTCATAATTTAGGCTGCCACTGCTGAACTTGTGCGGTGGATCTCGGAAGATGAGCGCTCCGACAGTTTTAATCGACTGTCGAAGCGCTTTTTTATTTATCTAAATCCCCAAATACGCAAACTGAAAGGCGGGAAACTCAGGTGAACAAAGGAGATTTGTAATGTCAATGATGTTTCGTCCAGTGTTTTATAGAAAGCCAGATGATGGGAAAGGCGATGGAGCCGGATCCGGTTCTATTGATCCTGCCAAGCAAACTGCTGCAAGTGGCACGGGGAACGACCCCGGGAAGCAGACACAACAATCTGATTCAAACAACGGAAACCCACCTGCTGCCGCAATAACGTTTGCTACCGAAGCCGAGTTTCAAAAAAAAGTTGATGAACTGTTGAAGGACCGCCTGGAACGTGAAAGCAAAAAGTCCGAAGAAGCCAAGAAAAAGGCGGCAGCTGATGCGGCTGCTGATGCTGCAAAACAAAATGGTGAATGGGAAAAAGTTGCTAAACAACGGGAAATAGAGCTGGGAGACATTTTAAAAAAGGTTGAAAGCTTTGATTCTGTGCAGGAACAATTGAAACGGTACCAGGATGCCCTCACCAAAAACCTTGAAACACAACGGACCGGTTTACCAGATCCAATCATCAAACTTTTAGACAAATTGGATGTAGCTGAACAACTGGAATGGCTGGCGGTCAACAAAGAAGCTGTTTTGAAAAAATCACCGGATGGCGTTCCACCAACACCACCAGCAAATGGAAGCGGAACAGAACAAGGGCTCAAAGAGGCTAAAGATAAATTTAGCCGCGATACACGAAACTTTTTTTAACTTAGGAGAATAATTCTATGGCAGATTTAACGATTTCAAAAACACATCTTGTGAAAGGCGGGGATGAACATCAGATGACACTTCCAGCCGGCGCAGACATCGCTGCCGGTCAAGCTGTGCGTCCAGATGCCACCACCGGCAAGTGGGTATTGGCAAATGCGGCTCTGGCCGCAAATATTGGCGATCTGCATGTTGCGCTTTCCACTGTCAAAAGTGGTGAAACGCTGACTGCAGTAAAAAGCGCATCCATCCTGGATGTCGGTGAGGCTCTGGTCGGAATGGCATTTGCGGCTGTTGTGTATCTTTCGGATACAGCCGGTACATTGGCTGATTCTGCAGGTACCGTATCAACCATCGTTGGCAAGGTTATACCCGGGTGGGCTAATACTGCCCCAGATAAACTTTTACGCGTCAACATTGAATAAGGAGAAACGAAATGGCAAATGTAAACAATTACGGATTTTTAGGCCTTGCTGACCTTTACAACCAGCGTATCTCCGGAATCAATGGAGGTGTGCAACGTGTTTGGGATGCAATTCGCCTTAGTGTGGAAGAATATAACCGGGTCGCCAGTGCTGTTTTAGGTGAGTTTGCAGAAACAACCGAATTAGCTATGCAGCAAATCGAATTACCAGGGGATGGTACTTTGCAGCCACTGGATGACAACGGGAACCCCCTCCCGGTATTACCTTCGGGTAATTACCAGGTGGCTTATCCTATTCAGGGTGGCGGTACTGCCTGGGGTGACGATCGGGTATCCCGCGAGTTGATGACCGTGGAAGAAGCGGATAGATTTACATCCGATTCTTTGCGGCGTGATGCAAACTGGATTGTCCGGCATGCATTGGCTGCCTTATTGACCAATACTACCTGGACTTTCAATGACAAATCCGGCGGTGCTTTTGGCGTGAAGGGTTTGGGGGATATCACTATCCAGCCTTTGGCAAACAATGATGCAGTGAAATTCACCAGAAAAGGCATTGCTGCTTCTGCTGTAGATAACCATTATCTGGCGCAAGCGGCTGCGATTGCTGATGGATCCAATCCATTCCCGACTATCAAAGCAGAGCTGCACGAGCATCCTTCGAATATGAACTTGCCGATTGTGGCTTATGTTGCCAGTGATCTGGTCAGCACCATTCAGGGATTGACAGAATTTGTTGACAAGGATGATCCTGATATTCGCTCCGGCAATGCCAGTGACACATTATCCGGAATGATTTCTGCAGGTCCAGGTGATACCGTTTTGGGTAAAACGAAAAGCGGTGTATGGGTGGTTGAATGGGGTGCCATTCCAAGCAATTATATGATTGCAAAGGTTCTTGGACGACAACCATTGAAGATGCGTGAATACCCTGCTCCAAGCTTGAAGGGGTTATTCCCTGAACGTGCTGATATTGACGGTAACCATATTGTCAAACGGTTCATTCGCTATGCCGGATTTGGTGTCTCTGATCGTGTGGCTGCGCTAGCCATGCGCATTGGAAATGCAGCATACGCGATCCCTGCTAATTACAGCGCTCCGTTACCGGCTTAGGAAGTATGAATCTTATGAACGTGTTTCCAAGCAATACCAGAAAGGATATGGTAAACCATACCTTTTGTAATACCGAATTGAGAGGCAAGTTCTATAGCAGAAAAACCCTCTTTTCTCAGTTTGAGAATTTGTATTACGGAAGATTCGGTCAACTTTGCACTGGGGTTTTTTTCTCCAGGCAACGCCTTCCTTTTAGCATCAGACAAGGAAACACGTTCATTATCTCGAACAAGATGTCTCCAGCTTTTACCAAGAATGATTCTACTAATTGCTTCTCTGGTTACATTGAATTTCTCTGCCAATTGTTCTTGAGTATGAAAACTATCTTGATAAAGTTTTCGGATTTCAAGAACTTCCTCTGCCGTCAATTTCGAAGTGTTTATCTTTTCTCCCCGAGCCCAATTCAGAGGTTTTGTTTTCGAACCATGTTTTTCGCCAGATGCAGTATTCAACCTGCCCTTATCGCGGCTATCGAGAATATTATCAGAATTTGTTCCAAGAAAAAGGTGGTTTCCATTACAACACAAAGGATTGTCACAATGATGGCAAACAAATTGATCCATAGGGTCAACCTCATAGTAGAGCAAATAAGCAATTCTATGAGATTTAAGATTGCGTCCTTGCGCTTTAAATTGACCGTAACCACCTCGGAAGGTACTTCCTTCCCATGTCCAGCAATCGGTATCGTCGCTTTTGGAAATCCGTGACCAAAATCTATCAATGTCACGTTGACTTAAGTTTGGAATTGGTTCAGGTGAATTGTCCACTGTTTTTTACCTCTAAAGGTAATTTAACATAAACATAATTAAATTGCAACCCCCCCAATTCCATGAGAGTACAAAAGGAGTAGTATTTATGAATATTCAAATTTTAGCTGAGAGAAACGCAAAAGCTCTGACAAAGATTGAAGATCAGGCACCTCAGGTGTGTGAAAAGTACCAGGTCCCAGAAGAGATTCTGAAACGATTGACCACAACCAGTAAAGATAAGGCAGTTGAATCTATGCAACGGATAGAGGCGATGGGAGACCTTTTATCTTTTTTGGTTGAGGCCAAAAAAGCTGACTCTTTTTCGGTGAATGTTCCTTCCATAGAGGACATCCAGTCCATCCTTGAAATGCCTGCAAAAAAATTGATCGAAGAGATTTATTCGATGGATAACATTGCAGAACTGGATTGGCTGAAGGAAGAAGAAGCGAAACTGAAGAACCGAAAAACAGTTTTGGAAGCGATCGAAAGCCGGATTTTTACGCTGACGAATGAGATTTCCGGAGGGTAATCATGCCATTACCAGTTGCATACACCGAAGAATTGCTTGGTCAGTATATGCACTCCGAACTCGGCAAAGTTGCCGAAGTTTTGAAATTGGAAAACCCGGTAGGTGATGCTGGTGCGTACCAGGAAGCTGTCAATGACGTCCTTTTAGAACTTGGCGTTCAAGATATTGGATCGGTTTCAGATTTACGCAAAGTACGGATCCTGGCAAAATTATTCGCTTTTCAAATGGCAGCCAACAAGCTTGCGGCTGTGTACGATGTTTCTGCCGATGGAGAAAGTTATCACCGATCCCAAATGGTTGATCATGTTCATAAAGCCATCACTTCGATATTGTCCGAGTGTATGGCAATTGGAATGTTTGGCTATTCTGCAAGCATCCAAACAAT